TACTCACCCAGTTGTAGACGGCCTGCGTCTGGTCACTACTGTCAATGCTGATGGCGGTCAGGCCCATGGACACACCGTTCCAGCAGTGGGGATAGCGACTTTGCAGGTATTCATGCACAGGCTCCCAGTCGGCCTCATTGGCAGGGTTGCCTTCAATGATGTGGTGATCAACTACCCAGCTCTCCAGCCCACGACCAAACGCCCACACGCTGATATCCCACCAGGTCTGCTGCACGTCAACGCTGCCAAACAGCATCAAGCCGCCGACAGGCACTGTCTTCAGAACGTAAGGCTCTGCCCTTGCCTGCAATACGTGCTGGTCTGCGCCTTCGCCTTTGAGCTCCCAGGCTTCACCAAGTGTTTCGTTGGTGAATGAAGTCATGGGCCCGGCATCACCTTCAGTCAAGGCTCGACTGGCTTTCTCGTACTCATCCACGATGGATGACCATGGCCGCTGGGGGCTGTATGCCGCCCAGATGTGCACGCCCAGCGTACGCGGTGGCGCGCAAGGCTCACCTAAAGCATCGCGCCAAACACGATCTTGGCCGAATCGTTTCCCAGACTTGCGGCAAACCCATGCGCCAGTCAATGGCCACCCACCGGGCATGTATTCGGCCTGGGTGATGGATTCACAGCAATGAGGGCACACATGGCGCACCGTCTCAGGCTGACCAGCAACCCACTTGAACCCATGCAACAATTCGGGGCCACCCCATGTGAGTGCGTGCTCGATATCACAGTGCGGGCATTCGATGAGGTAGGTGACATCGTCTTCTGAGTCCTCACAGGCACGGCTGACGTGGCAGAAGCCTTTGATACCGGGCGTGCTGCCGCCCACAAACTTGGGGTACGGCGCACCTTCCAGCCGCCCTTTGGCCAGGCTGCCGGGCGAGCCAGAGGTTTTGTCTTTGCTGGCACCCACGGTTTGGTCAAACGCCGTCCATTCATCCAGAATGGCAACGGCCACGGTGATACGGCGATATGCCCGAGCGGCCTTGCCACCCAGCAGGTGCAGCACGCTGTCACGGAAGGCCTTGTACTTGATGGTTTCTTCAATTCGACTGCTTCGCTTGCGGGCGGCAATGACGGAGGGAACACCATCTTTAGGGTCCAGCAGCGGCTCGATCTCTGACTTGACGAAGCTGTCGCGGTCGTCATCGGTAGGCTGCCACAGCGCCTGCTTGCGGCGGCGGTGCGCGATGTTGTAGCAGATGAAGGCAGTGATCATCTTGGAGTAGCCCACGCGCTTGGACTTTTTGACGGCCAGCTCTTCAATGCGGTCGTCGCTCATGAAGTCCAGAATGCCTACCTGAAATGGCCACGCCACCCAGCCGCCCTTTTGGTGACTGGACTCGCCCGCCAGCAGAAAGTGCTGGGCCGCCCATTCAGACAGGGTCATGGGCGAATCAGCACTGAGGCTGGACAAGCCCAGATCGACGGCGGCTTTGATGCCAGCGACAGCTTCACGATCCAAGTGCACTTTCATTCTTCGCCCTCGATATCAAGTTCCAGGCCCTCACCGTCATCAACTTGAGCCATCGCATCAATCTGGTCGCTCACCAATTTGGAGGTGACACGGATCCATTCATTGCGGGCATCGGCCATCACACGCTTGATAGTGTTCACCGCTTCTACCGATAGCTGCGGGCAGGACTTACGAAGTTGGCCTTCCACCTGGTCCATGCGATCAACCACCGCCGAACTGGCCGCACCCAGCACATCAGCCAGGATGCCGACCGGCGCAAATTGGCCGCGTGCCACCTTGTTCTTGATGGCCAAGCCGATGCGCTGCTCACGGGCTACGCCTGCACGCTCCTGCACCAGATCCAAACCACCGCCACCCAGCGAAGCACGACCAGCCGCCTGATCGCGCAAACGCTCGCAGTAGGCAATCAGCCAGCTATGGGCCGAATCACCTCGAGTGATGACGTTTTCGCTCACCAACTGGCTCACACGGGCTTCGCTGAGGCCAACCATTTCCGCAAATTCCGCTTGCGAAATAGGAGCATCCAAATAATGCAGAACCTTCACTTAACCCCCCTAGCAACATCACACAACAGTCCAAAGGTGCGGCACGAATTACCCGCTCTTGGCGTGGCTGGGAAGGACCCGCGATCCCCGCGCGCGCCGACCACCGCAGGCCAAAGACACACAACGATTGGGCGCAACTCACGTCCACAGCTATGCATGGGCACCTCCAAGCTGCGCGTCAAATGCTTTGAGCACGCGGTCCTCGTAGAACTTGAACAGCTTCTCTTCGCCTTCATTCCAAGGACGCACACCCAGCTGCTCGCCCATCAACTCGATGCCCGAACGTGACTGACGCCAGTCACTGGGTGCACCTGTCACACCTGAAACGTGACTTGTCACAGTGACAGACGCGTCTAGCCACCGTGACTCCTTCAGCCAGCGCAGCACGTTGGGGCACGCCTTGCCATCGTCCTTGCACAGCACGGCAGACTGGGCCGCTGCAGCAGCCAGCAGCTGGGCAGAGCGCACCTTGCCACCCTCCACCAACTCCACGATCAGCCGTGACACCTCCAACACTCGGGTACGGCGCTTCTCTGGGAAGAAGGCAAAGAACTGCGCGACGAAGGCTGCAGGGTTGTCCAGCTTTTCGGGCTGTTGAACGGTATTCGGTGGTTCATTCGATTCCGCAGCACCTTTCCCACCCGTCCCCCCAGCAGGGGGGTTGGGGGGTATTTCTTGGTTTTTGGTTTTAGGTAATTGGTTAGCCGTGACAGGGGCGTGACCAAAGCGTGACAGGTCAACATCTGGGCAGTGCTCTTTGAAAGCAGCACGCATTTCATCCATGCCTGCGTTGTATGAAATGCCAACACCACGCTCCCGAAGCACGGCAAACATGGCTTTGCGCACTCCCCGTGAGTTCTTCTGACGCAGGTTCACACCCTTCTTGACCTCAGCCCTCTGCTCTTGCCCTACCCGATAAGCTGCCAGCTCGCGCTCGCACCGATGGTGAACGTACAGTCCGCTTTCGATATTGAACTCAAAGAACTCATCAAGGATGAACTGCAGCGCATCCTTTTCTTCTGGCAGCACACACCGAACGCGGCGTGCCAGGCGGTCAAAGTCAGAGCCATCTAGCGGCCCCTCCGTGTCGTAGTAGATATCGAGCGCTTCGCGGTACACCGACCGCTCAAGACGCGTCAGATACATGGTGGCTGTGTTCCAGTCACCGATGTGATGGGGGTAGCTGTGCATAGTTTTTGTGTCTCCAGCCCCACTCACACCAACGACTGCTGCTTGGGCACAGCGCGAATGGGCGTGATGTCATGCCCTGTCACGCCGCACTTGCGCAAGAAGTTCAGCCGCTCCACGCGCTTGCCCTTCACCAGTCCATTGACGGTGCTGCTAATGCTCGACATATCCACCCACGCACCCGTGGCCTTGAAATACGCCTCGCGCAGCTCTTTGGCCGACATGTTCTGCACACCCTGCTGGCGCTCTTGCACCAGCACGGCCAGCAAACGGCCCTGAAATTGCGCCATCAACTTGGGGCTCAAGTCCCAGAACACCTGCGCCTTGGCATCCAGTGACGACACAAACGCCACCCCGCTGCCACGGCCAAGCCCTGGTGCTGCAGCCGCAGCAGATTTTGATTCAGCTTGCATAAGTCACACCCGATATCGAAGTGAAAGAAGAAAAGACCCCCAGCCCCCTGCACATGGGCGTGTTGAAGCTGCTGGAGACACAAGCAGCCACCCCAAGCACAGGCTTGAATGGACCAAGGGGAGGAAAAGTGAAAGGCGTGTGGTGCATGCAGTGGTTCAGCGCAGGCCCGCTGCCTCCAAAGCCTTGTAGGTGTGATAGCGCACGCGGCGCTCAAGCAGCTCAGGCGTATTCATGCGCTGAACCAACGCATCCAGGTCAAGCCGCTGCTGATATCGCCGCACCTTCACAAACAGCAGCACTGGCTTGATTTGCTTGCCCTTACCCACCCCCACCGACGCAAAAATGCCCATGGGCAAGTGCGCGGTCTGCTCCCGCAACTTGCCATGGCTGATGAAGTAGTGCCGCCCCAAGAACGGCTGCATGGCGTGCTTGCGCTGGGTGCGCACACCCGGGGCCTTGGCCTTGCCATAGCGCCGCACATTCGCCATGGACTGCGCCGACATGTTCTGGCCAGCCCCCTCCAGGTAATACAACTGCAAGTAAGACAGCACCTGTTGCAGAAATGGCCCACGGATGTTTCCGTGCCCGTCTTCGCTGCCTGGGAAAGGCACCGCCGGAATTACCGTCTGGTACCCACGTGGCAAATAGCCCCAGCGGCGCAGCAAAACCTCGCTCTTTTTGTCGGCACGTTGCCCGCCAAAGGTCTGCGCTTGCAGGATCTGTTGCGGATCAACCCCCGCCTTCGACCCCGTCGTGGGCAACCTGTCGGCCCGCCCTGCTGTGGGCGCCACAATGGCCTGCAAAGAATTCGCAGTCGCCTTCGCCACCTTCGGGCTGTTGGCGATGTACTTGGTTGGCCTGTCAAACACGCGGTTGATCTCATTGCGCATCTCAACCTGCGTAGCAAAAGCCACATCGTTCAACGCACTGGCAGACACTTGGCGCATCTGATTAGCCAGCACTCCCAGCCCACGCTGTACCTGCTGCAACTGGCCCAAGCCTTCCATACGGATGCCAAACTTAAAGCCAGCCATATCAGCGCCCTCCCGCTGCAGGCGCTGGCCGGCGCAAGGCGCGCATGGCCTCTTGGCTGTCGGCTATCGCCTCCAGCAAGCCCACCGCATGAAAGTCAGCGCGGTTCAGCTCTGACTGGCTCACCGCATCCAACGGCCCGGCCCCTTGTGCCGCAGCACGGTTGATAGGGTCTGACAACGCCTGCAAGAACTGGCCAAACGCCACCACCAGAGCAGTCAACGCCTCCGCAGGCGGCAGCACATCTAGGCGGCGCGCCATTGGCCCGCATGAGTAACCCAGAAAAGCTGCCTCGCTCTGCAGCAAAGCAGTACTGCCCAAAGCCTTTTGAATCAGCAAGGCCTCGCGCAGCGTCAGGTGGTGGTGAAAGTTGGTCGGGTTCAGCTTGTGCGTCAGCGTGCCCTTGGACATGCCCACTGCATCAGCCACCGCAGCCACCCCACCAGGGAAGGAATGCACCATCTGGTAAGCCACCAGCAGCACATCGTCTGCAGACAGTTTGTCGGCCAAGGGCGCTTCTGCGACATAGCCACCCAACTTAGATATCGAGACACTAAGGGTCATGCAAACACCTCAACCCTTCACCGAGTCGCAACCCACCAGCATTGAGGCCATGGCCACCAAGCTGCAAGCCATGGAACTGCTCTTGCAGCAGCTCACCGTGGTACTGGAGTGCGAATCACGCTTTAGCGTGCAAAAGCTCAACCACTGGAGCGGCCTGTGCATTGACCGCATGCTGGCCACCGGCAGCCAGCCGCAACAAACCTTGGCCGCCCTGCAAGAGCTGCGCGCACGGGTGCTGGCATGACTGCCGTTGGTCAGCAAGGAGATGGCGCCCGCCCCTGCCTTGACTACGATGGGAGCTCTCACACAACCAACATCGCCAAGAAGGGCGGACAAAACCATGAATACGCCCAACATGCCACCGCTCACTGCACACCTCCAGTTCTCGGGCCAGAACGTTTTGAAGGACATGCAGGAACAACAAACAGCAATGGTCGAGGCCTTGCAGGACCTGTTTGCGGAGCAGTCAGTGATGAAAGGTTTGATTTCTGTACTAATCGCAACTCACCCAAACCCGAAGCTGCTTGCCGAGGCGTTCCTGCTGTACATGGACTCAATCGCAGACTCGACGCGGCCCGAGCGGATAGAGATATATCGCGCAGCAGCTCAGAAATGGATGGATGTACTGATGACTCGCGTGAACCAGCAAAACCAGCGCGGTGCGCTCTAATTTCATCGGTTAAGGCCCTCAAATCAGGCTCAGCCAGGCTGCCCCGCACTTCGTGCAGGGCGACAACTTCCGCACCTCGCACCACCCAAGCCTTGGCTTGCTCAAAGTCAGTGGTGTAGAGCGGGTGCTCGAAATCAATATGGGTAATGCACCACGCGCAAGAAGGGAGACGCTCAGTCATGGACAACCTCCAGACCGAGAGACTGCGGCCATGATTGGGTAAGCAGATGCGCCAGCAACTTGGCTTCGCCCGCTTTCAGCGTGCGCGTAACTGCCCGGCGACCAGCAAACAACGTCAGATCGATATCACCGGCTTCAGCCACAGACACCACATATGCAACACCACGCTGGATTTTTTTTATCCGACGACGACTTGATAACAACTTAGCCATGGGCGACCAGCCGTGCAGACTCAACGCAATTACTACTGCGAAAAATTGGTGGCAAATCCTGCACATGTGCTCTCGCCCAAGCTGCGAGCACACGATCCGACAACTTAGGAGGCAACGCATCAGGCCACTGAGCAATAGCAGAGCGGCTGACACCGATGGCTTTAGCAGCAAGCTTTGGAGTACCACCGATGAGATCAAGTGCAAGAGCTTTGTTCATAGCGCGCAATGTTAGCACCCTTACAAGATAAGTAAAGCACTCTAATCAAACACGCAAGTAAGCTAACTAAATGAGCACAACTCTCCAAGAACGCATAGCGGAACTGATGTCTACCACTGGAATGAAGGTTGGCGACATTGCTGAACTGTGCAATATCTCGTCTTCTGCTGTGACTCAGTGGAAGGACGGCCCAACAAAAAGCATCACCCTAGAGCCAGCTATCAAAATCGAACGCGCAACTGGATACAGCGCGCTTTGGATTGCGAGTGGCAAAGGTGAAAAAATGGCACGCCCAGCATCAAATGAAGAAGATGACGCAGAGTACGCAGGCGAAGTAAAAAAACTAAAACGAGTACCGATCGTGGGAACTGCGAAACTGGGTGATAACGGCTTCTATGAAGAACTTAGCCCCATTTCTGGAGGTGGTGACGGTGCCGTAGAAATTGTCACTGCGGACCCCAGAGCCTATGGACTAAGAGTCCGAGGGCAAAGCATGTTCCCAGCAATACGCGACGGCTGGTATGTGATTGTTGAGCCAAGCGCTACCCCTGCAACCGGCGAGTACGTCCTAGTCAAATTGAGCAACGGTAAAAAGATGGTCAAAGAGCTTCTTTACCGTCGCAGCACCTCTGTAGAAGTCATGAGCGTGAATGGTGGGGAACGCCTCAGTTTTGACGTTACTGAACTGGAATCTTTAGAAGCAGTTTCGGCGGTAATTCCGCCTAGCAAGTGGATACCCATATAAGTGCCAGCACCAAAGAAGGTAAGCACTCTTAAATATTTAAGTTAGTGCACTTGCTTTTATTGATAAGCACACTTACATTACACCCATCGCAGCAATGCGCTGGGCACCACGGCATCGACCGGGGCACGCTCCCCGGATCGTTAACACAGTTGACAGATAAAAGCACCTAAGCCAGCCGCTGCGAAGCGCCTGCGACTGCGGCGCCTGCCCTACCCGCACAGGCAGTACAGAAAGTGTGCAAATCTCCCCCTCCCTATTGCTAGGCCGCACCAAGTTCAACGTGTGCGCCCATTGACCAATACAGGGGTTGCTTCCCAGACCAGCGCTCTTGCATCAAGCAAGTCTGTTGGCCAGGAACGCCTACCTGCTGTGGCGCGGTAACAGCAGGAGGCAATCCCTCCTGCGGGCTGCAGGAGGGGTGCCACTCTTAATGAATTAAGAGATTTCTTCCTCTAAAACAGACTCTTCTGACAGTTCGTGTGCAACTTGATTTCGCACCCAGTCTTCGGCAAGAACGTCACTTTCAGCCATGCGAGCTTCGATTGCCAGGCTTTCACGGTATTCAGACGCTGCTGCAGCCATGGTCCACGATGCCTCAATACCGCGACTTTCAATGGCTGCTCGTATATCTGAGATGCCAACCCGGAAGAATTCCTTGCGTGGATTAACCTTGTTTATCTGCGCTTTGACGAAGTCCAGATGCAGAGCACGCTCCAGTGCTGGGGCGTCATCACTCCAGATCATTGCGTGCACGTCAAATCCAAATGGCACGCTTGCATCGCCAAGTTCGCGCACTCGGTCTAATGGCTCAAGGCGTCGGGTCATGCCAACCTTGAAAACATCCTCACCAAAAGAGCCGACGTTGGAGATGATGTAAACATGGCCTGCACGTGTTTGCTGAGCCATTGACAATGCACGTTGACTGCGAGCTTCAGCTTCAAGCAGGCGAACCTGCAATGCTTGCAAGTCAGCTTCAAATTTCTGCTTTTGGTCTTCACTGGCCTTAGCAACCTGCTGGCGCACCTTCTCCATTGCGCGCTCCAGCATGTCTTCTTCTTTAGCTGCGTCTTTGAGAGCGCGATCAATTTCACGGCGAACGCGCTCTTCTTCTCGGATGCGCTCCCTGATAGCCCGCTGCTCTTCGCGTTCACGCTCACGCAAGACGTGAACAGCAGTTGCCCAGCGCAACTCTTCCAAGCGTGCAGACAAGTACTCATCAGTGATACAAGCATTACGGAAGGCCGCGCCGTTACTGTTTACAAGAGCGCATGCATCACGGATCTGGCGCTCCAAAGTGCCATGGTTATCCGCCTTGGAGCGCGTTAGTATGGAATCGACCTTGCCGTTAAACGCATCGATCACGAATCGAATGGCCGTGGAACGCCGGGCCGGCTCCACATAGTCGCATGTTGCAGCACGGCCACTTTCAATCATGAGCTGTGTTCGACCACGTGCCAGCTTTAGCTCTTTACCTGCCTCATCGAATGCATAAGTTTCGGCCAACTCATCAAGCAAACTGAATGTTGGCTTGAGATACCGGTCTCCGTAGCCTTCAATCACATTTCGCATGGCTGTGGCGGTCTCTCTAAGAGAGTCAGCATCCTTTAGCGCACGGTACGCGTCGCCTGCAATTTGGCTAGCACTCTCTTTGGCGTTTGCGATGATTTGCGCCGCCTGTTGATTGGCCGCAGTTATCAACTCTTCAAGTTTTTCACGTCTGTCACGCGCAGCGGCAAGAGACTGATCTTTGATTATTTTTGCCTCGGACACCAAGAAATCGCGCTCACGCACACCCTCAGCACGAATCCTGGCAACCTCTGCCCGAACGTCTGTGATGGCTCGGTAAGGCGCCAGAAGCCTAAGTTCCTCATGCAGCCTTTCGATTTCAAGCTGTAGGTTTGCTTGCTCAACGTTGTGCAGACGGGAAGCACTTTCTACTTCCGAGCGGTGTGACTCTTCCGACTTGACAGCAGCACTCTGAACTTCAACAAGCTTTGAATTCAAGCTCTCAATTTGTTTGCGCAAATCGGACTTCTGAGCCCAAAAAACTATCGCAGCAATAACTGCGCATACAAGCAAAAATCCGGTCATAAGCCCCCTCCATAAAACACTTTGTCACAGTATTCCACGAGAGGCTTACAGAAACTTCGCATCGGATCCGCCGTGTAAAGGTTGCCAGCAACAGGCCACAACCAGCCCACCACCAGGTGGGCTTCTTTTAGGCCGAGAAAGCCAAAAGATCGCAGTTCTTACAACAAAGAAGCATATTTAAGGTTAATTTCTTGCATTTCAGACAAAAAACCTCTGAAACATTAAAATCCACTATCGCCCTATGGTTAATTTGTCAGTAAGCACTTTTCTTGCTGACCTTATTTCCAGAGGTTCTCTAACCCTTGACATGCTTAAGGAGTTGAAGAAATTTGGCTAATTCCCTAACCAAAGAGCAAGGTCTCCAGATCACTACGCTCAATAACGAAGGCAAGCCCCACAGCACGATTGCTAACCAGCTGGGCATAACCATCGCCGCCGTTCGCCAGCACTGTGCCAATGCCCGCAAATCACCTTCGTTGAGTGCGCTCAGCAATCGCACCAAAAGCAAGGCGAAGGCTCACATCAATGCAGTGGCCATCAAGACGCGTGACACCAAGCACACGGTGCTTGAGTTCAAGCCAGACCCCAACGGCCCATTCGTCAACGCCACCATGACGGACAGATACCTCGGCCTTGAGCTCTCTTACCGCAGATAAGGCCTGACGCGCTGCGCCTTTGAAACCCCTCCGCACAAGCGGCGTTCCCCTCTGCACGACAGCAGAGGGAAAACCCAAGCGCCCTGCTCACAAGGTGTTTGGGTTTGTTGAAACAAACACTTGCAATCACCACACCTATCCCGATTGAACTTCCACGGCTCAATACCATCTGTTGATAGTAAGCACCCATCTGTATCAGTTTCACGCCGGGCTAAGGGCACCTCCTCCCTCCCTCTCATTCATCCCTGAGCACGCCGCAAGGCACCGGCATTTTCTTCTCAGCCCACCACTCGGTGGGCTTTTTTTTGCCCCGGAGATTTTGAAATGACTACCTGAGAGCCGCGTGGGCAACAAGCACCGAACCCCTGCGCGTCAAGCAGGGCCATATCGAGCCATCTGGCGAAGCTGCTGATCTGCGCAGATCTGGGGAGATCTGCAGCCCTCCGGCACGCGCCTTATTTGGTGCGTGATTAGCAGCTTCACCTGATGGTTTGAACACCACCAAAGGAGACCAACACCATGAACACATCCACCGCCGAGGCAGCACCCAGCACAGAACACAAGGACCCACTGGCCTGGATCAAAGAGCTGGGAGGCCAGGACCTGAAGCTCGACATTCGGCACGGCTACGCCCACGGGACAGGTGCGCTGGACGACTGGTCAGCGAGCGCGACCCCAAATCCTCACTGGCCACACAACGAACTGAGCAAGCACACAGAGCTGCCAGGCGGCCACGTGCTCATGCTGTCGATTTACCCCTACAGCAACAGCGCGGCGGCAAATGGCGATTTGGCTGCCTGGAGTTCCATCCTTCAGGTCGGCGAAGGCCGATATGTGCGCGCCAACGGCAAAGCCAAGAACTTTCCCGCTGCGTTGGCTGAAGTCACCCTGTTCGCACACGAGTCCCGCGACATTGGCGGCATCACCTGGTGGCAAGAGTCAGAAGGGCGCTGGATCAGTTGGATTGGCAGCAACACGCAGCGCGCCATGCTGATTAAGGACCGCGGTGATTCGCCTGTGCTCTGGCACTTCGAAATCAGCGGTGACGCACCCAGTTTCGAAGAGGCCGCGCTGCTGGCAACCTACCGCAACTGAAACACCAACCCCACCAAGCCACCCACTGAGGTGGTTTTTTCACGCCCATGCACTGGAGTCACGCCATGCACCAGCACCCACCCGGTCGCCTGACCCTACCCCGCGTTCTGCTGACGGACCGCGCTTTTAGCTACACCAAGGCGGTGGCCACCAACGTGCAAGCCACTTGCGAGCGCGAAAAACGCTTGCAGGAACAAGAAGCCATCCAGCAGCAGCGCGCCGCCGCTACGGCCCAGCCACTGCTGCCCGGAATTGCCCCGCAGCCCAGCAATGCCCGACCGCGTGCTGGCATGGGCGCTGTCATTGCCCTGCCTTCGTTATGAACCAAATTCCACCCAGCCAACCAGCAGGAGCACCACCATGGCCCGCACCCTTGTCACGTACCGCGTCAGCGTTGTCAACGCCAAAGAGCACATTCAGCTCACCACCCGCCAGCGCTCTGGTGCAGATGCCGCAGCTTTTGCCCTGCGCATCTACCCATGGGCCAGCGCCGTTAGCACCAAGCCCATCAACACACAGCGCGCTTGATGCGGTGCTGGTTGCGCTGCATGCACAAGACACGCGCCGCAGTCTGATCCTGCACGCTATTGAAAGCAAAGCTGCCAGCACACGCCGTAGTTCACTTTCAGCAGACAACTACTTTCAAACCATTGAAAGAAAAGCGCTAGGCGCTCACAAATTCAACAACCACCAAGCCCGCACCCAGCGGGCTTGATTGTTTATGGAGCTACCGCATGACCACCCCTGAAAAGCCCAAGGGCTACTGGAAGCAAAACGCCAAGCTGCTGGCCGAGCAAGCCAAGACCATGAGCAACAACCAGCTGGCCGCACTGCACAACACCACCAACTCACGCATGCGCTGCCAGTTGTCCAGGCTGGAAATCAAACCGGCCAAGCACGTCACAGGCCGCGAAGCACGCAATGCCGAGCTGGCAAAGCTTGCCTTGACGCATACGCCCGGCGAGATTGCCAAGGCCATGGGCAAGACCATTCGCGCCATCTACCAGGAGCTCAGCCGCTACGGCATTCAGGCTCAGCTGAGCCGCCCCAGCATCAGCACAAAACGCAGCACCAAGTTGGCAGAAGATGCCAAGACGATGACGCCGCGCCAGTTGGCAGACAAGCACGGCCTGGGCTTGAAGTACATGTACAAGCTGCTGACTCGCCTTGACATAACAGCCCAGCGCGCACGCTGCGGGCCTGCCGTTGGCTCTAAACCTGCACGGCGTAAAGCACCCAGTGCCACTGCTGCCGCTAACGGCCAGCTGCCACAGCTGCGCAAAGCCGCCACCCATTCACAAGTGCAAAAGCCACCCGCAGAAATCGTGTGGCCGTCGCACATCCAGATTCAGCACATTGAACTGCCTCAGCCACCAGTGGGCTCCCGCATTTGCAATGGATCAAGCAAGCAGGTCTACGTTCCAGCCAAGGGCTGGGGTAACGGACCACGCGCCATTTAAGTCAAACCGACCTAGTCCATGAAATTTATCCATACACCCACCCTCATAGGATTGACCGGCGCCAACGGCACGGGCAAAGACACAGTGGCCGCCATGTTGGCTGCAGAGCTGCGCAAGTACGGCAAAGCACCTGCAGTGATTGCCTTTGCTGATGCGCTGTATGAAGAGGTTTCTGCTGCCTTCAACATCAGTGTGCAGGCGCTGCGCGAGCGATCGACCAAAGAGATGCCAATGGACGCGCTCAAAGTCTCGGAGTGCAACGAGCCTTGGTTTTCCAGCGTGTACTCGGGCAGTGAATCTATTCACGTTTGGCTTGGTGTACCACGCAGCCCCCGTCAAATCCTGCAATGGTGGGGCACAGAGTACCGGCGCAAACAGCAATCTGATTACTGGGTGATGCGCCTGCTGCAAATGGTGCATGGATTGCGCGCCGCTGGCACCAGCCACATCATCATCACTGACGTGCGTTTTGCCGATGAGGCCGAAGCCATACGCCATCAAGGTGCTCAGATCTGGCGTGTGCACCGCCCCAACCTTTTGCCCACCACGACGGGCCATGTCAGCGAGGTAACGGGCGAAGAGTTCGCACCCGAGAGCACCATCCTGAATTGCGGCAGCCTAGATGCGCTGCGGTTTTCAGCCTGCCAGACGCTGTACCGCAGCAGTTTGCCGAAGATGCAATGTTACATCAAGGCCCCGGCAGATAGTATTTAAATATTATTATCAAATTACCCACCAAAACAAAATTCATTTAATTTTATATTTAATAAAAAATATTCGGATTTATATAGATTAGCACTCATCATTCACCGCAAGAGAAAGACCATTAGATTTCAATAAAATCTGTAATTTGTTGTTAGACAATGTGGCATTAAAATTAACATAATCTAGCATTTCAATTATTCTAGGAATTTTTTCCGTCGGAATAATATAATTATCTTTTTTATAATTTTTAATATAAACTTCACTATTATTAATTAATTGACGCACCGCTTCAGAAGCAATTGCCAGCGATCTAGCCAGATGTTCATCAACATAAACCGATTTCTCAATAAAACTATCTGCCGGCAAGGGAGATTTATTTAATATTTCTATAAACTTATCATGAAAAATTTGAATATTCAAAAGGTTTATATTATATTTTTCAGAATTCTCTAGAAGTTCTTTTACATCAACTGAAAATTGGCGTAAATTAGAGGCAACCGATATTGCTTTAATCAAAAATTCTCGCTTACGCAAATCGAGTTCATGCTTTTTTTCTTTGGCAAACAAATTATTTGAAATCCAAGCGCTTCCAATGATTGCAAGGATAGAGAAAATTGCTTGAGACCACGCTGCCCATTCACTTTTAGTTAGACATAAAAACCAATTGCCGCTTTGATAAAAAAGACAATAGTTATCTGATTGAACCGCCACAGATAAAACCTCTGACACATCCCTCTCCTTATAGATTAATAAGAGAGATTACACGAACCCAGCCCGCACCTAGCGGGCTTTTTTACGTCTGAAAGTTCCCATCATGCTGACACCTCAATTTGTCCTGCCAGTGCATAACGAGCTGGTGGTGGATCTGTTCGCCGGTGGCGGTGGCGCATCCACCGGTATCGAACTGGCCATTGACCGCCACGTTGACATTGCCGTCAACCACGACCGCGAAGCGATCAGCCTGCACACGGCCAACCATCCTCAGACGCGCCACTTTTGCAGTGATGTGTTTGAAGTGGACCCGCTGGCAGTGACTGACGGCCAGCCCGTGGGCCTGTTGTGGGCCAG